TCGGCAACAGCGCGCTCGTGCGGGAAAAGAGCCTGTGTCACGGTTTAGTCACGCTATAGAACTAGAGAAGAACCAGAACAGAACTAGAGAAGAGAAGACTCTTACTAACGGCGTGATGAGTATTGGCGAGATTATTGCGAAGGGAGGACGACGATGACGGAGCAGAAACTGCTCGAGCATCTGAAGGCAACGAGTGTGCCAAACCTTGAGCGGATGGAATACGGCTTCAGCCACTGGGACTGCACTTCGTGGTACCCAGTCGGCTTGGGCAGAGTGGACTTCATTCTTGAACTGAAGTGCCGAGACACGCACTACCCAGAGCTGCTCATTGAGCAGGCGAAGTACGACTGGCTCATTGAGGAGGCTGGGAAGCGGTCAGCGCGACCGGCGTACATCAACAGCACCCCTGAGGGCATCTACGCCTGGGACCTGTATCGAGTGCGGGAGCCGCACTGGGAGCCGCGCCTAATGCCAGCCACGACAGAGTTTGAGAACACGGAGCGGATCGTCAAGGTGGTCGGCTTCTTGCCTGTCGCCGATGCGATCCGACTGCCGTGAGGTCGCTGGCGATTCTTGGGCCGCAAGGAAGCGGCAAGTCCACCATTGCGTCGCTCTTCGTGGAGCATCGTGAGTACCGTCGGCACGGCATCGCGGATGCCATCAAGCACATCGCGGCGATGGCGTACAACGACCTCGGCAAGAGCGAAATGATCACCGTGAGCCGCAACTTTGGCGACAGCACTTTGACCGGCAGAGAACTGCTGCAAGACATTGGTGCCGCGATGCGAGGCGTGGACACGCACTTCTGGCTCAGGCTCTGGCGCAAGGACTACTTTGAGCTGAAGCGGATCGGCTTCGGCGTCGTCGTGGATGACGTGCGGCTGGATGCCGAGGTGCAGTATCTCCGCGCCATTGACCCAGACATCTTCATCGTTCGCCTGACAGCCTCAGAGGAGGTTAGGCGCGAGAGGGTAGGCGGCAACCTGTACGGAGCCGCCGACATCACAGAAAGGGGCTGGACAGACAGCAGGGCAGACCTTACCGTGGACACAACGAGCCTGTCGCCTGAGGACGCCTACCGCGTCATCACCGACAAGATGGAGGAGGTCTAATGTTCAAGGAGTTGGAGATTCTTGCAGCACAGGCTGGCTACCGATTCGCCGAGGCCGTCAAGGACGGCGACCAATGGCACGTCATCCTTGACGATGAGGACGGAGAAATCACGTTCACTGGCGCAACCGTCCAAGAGGCGGTCGAGCGGGCGACGGAGCAGCTCGTTCGCAGCCTGAGCAACATCGGTCACTGACGTGTGGGATAGCGTTGGTCTCGTAATCGCAGGGCTGCAACTCTTCTTCGCGTTGATCGTTGGGCTGACGCTGCCGGTGGCGGCTAAGCGTGGCGGTGCGGCAGCGGGTACCATCTTCCTGATCTTGGCGTTCGCCACGGTCATCTGGATCGTAAGGAGCGTGCTATGGCAGCAGTAAAAGCGCAGCGAGGTGGACCGCGCAAGGAGCCTGTGTTCGCAGCGACGAGCTGCGGCGCGTGCAGTGGCGACCTGAACACGCTCAAAGAGTCGTGGCGGGTCAAGGTGATCACCTTCGTCGCCAATAAGCGCAACACCCGGTTCGCTTGGTATCACAGGAGCTGCGTGAAGTGACCCGCATCGAGCGGAAGACTCCGTTCCTTGACGACAACGTGATCGCCGTGCAGGAGGGTCCTGATGCGTGGTGCGAGGAGCCTGGCTTCTCTGGTCGCGTTTGGTGCAACCTCTCCATCCGCTACGCCGATGCGATTGCGCCTGACGGCTGGTTCTTTCTGTACGAAGGCATCGGCAACCGCAAGACCAACGCCGACCTGATCAAGCACGGCGTGATGGAGATTAACGTCGCACGCTTCACGCTGAGCGACGGTGGCTCTGCAGTCTTGGCAAGGCTCATCTGATGGGCTACTTCAAGGACGAAGCGACCAAGAAGATGATTGACCCAGCCAAGAGCCGCAAGGGGAAGAACAGCCGCGCTCGTGGCAATGCGTTTGAGCGCGAGGTTGCCAAGCGCCTGCTCGGTCAACGCGTTGGGCAGTTCGGCGGCAAGCAAGACGTTGCGAACGATTGGCTTGCCGTGCAGTGCAAGGTGGGCGGCAGCTTCAGCGAGCGCCAGTGGGATTGGTTGCAGACCGTGCCGGTCAAGAGCGACCAGTTGCGTGGTTTGGTGATCGGTGACAGTCCTGGCATCGGCGGCGGCCGTCGTCGCGCCGTGATCATCCTTGACCTTGACGACTTCTGCGATTGGTTCGTTGCAGCGGAGCCAAGCGTCTGATCGCGCTTCTGATGGCGATTCTGATCGTCATCCACCCAAGTGTTCTAGCCAGAACAGAACACGGCATCCCTGTGCGCGGCGTCGCATCTTGGTATGACGCCACAAAGAACAACGCCTGGTACACCCGCAACGGCACGCGCTACTACGCAGCAGTCGGCACATTCCGCTGGGGTGATGATCCGTACCCGATCAAGGTCTGCCGAGCAGACGACCGCAGCAGGTGCGTCATCGTGATCGTCGCCGACTACTGCGGCAGATGCCACAAAGACCTGAAGCGCACGTGGACAAAGCGCAGCCGCAGCATTGACCTATCGCCGCACGCCTTTGCCGCCTTGCGCGGCTTGCATCTTGGCGTCGTTCGGGTGATAATCGAGGAGATTCAGCCAGGCAGCTAGAGGGAGGGCTATGACGACCACCGTTCGTTCTATTAGCGGCGCGTGGATGAAGGTCATCGCCAAGCACGCCTTCCCAGAGCGATCACCACGCGGGCGGATTGAGTCGCTGGCTACAACATTGCAGATAAGCCGGCGCAGTTGCTACGCCTATGTCGCAGAGGAACGCCGCGTGCCAGAGGATGTCGAGCGACGCTTCATCGCACTGTTCGGCGAGCCTACGGACGATGCGTGGCGCACCGTTGAGTTGCAGCGGCCACGCAAGCCAAAGAAGCGCAGGAAGATGGAGGAGACGCGCAGACTGCGAGGAATCACCAAAGAGATGGCAGCAGCCACTCGCGCCGAGTTGAGCCTAAAGCTGCGAACCCTGAGCGGCAAGTTGTCGGAAGATGGGCTAGGACACGCGATTGAGTGGGAGCAGAATGAACTGACGATCGGTCATATGGCGATGCTTGAGGAGTCACTGGACGAACAAGAGGCTCGTGCCAAGTATCCGCACAACTTTGACACGCTGGCAATGACTGAAGACTGGGTTGCGATTTGTAAATCCTGTGGGTTGATCGGCGGAGTGGACGAGTCTGCACGCGAGGTCAATGGGCTGGTGTTCCGCGTGACGTGCCGCACCAACTCCTACAAGGTCAACGAATGAGCCTCGCAGAGTTTGAGCGCGAGTTCAGGAGCAAGGTGGGCGAAGATCGCCGCTGGCCAGCCTTCAAGGTGATCGCCTACTACCTGCTCGCCAAGCAGGGTCCAGTTCACATTGCAGAGACTGGCTGCGCTCGCCAGGCGGATAACTGGAGCGGCGATGGGCAAAGCACTCAGGTCTGGAACTGGATCATCGAGCGCACTGGCGGGAGTGCCATCGCCTTTGACATCAACCCAGGCGCCGTGGCATACGCCAAGACGGTGGCGCCGCTCGTGGACGTGCAGTGCATTGACTCCGTTCAGGGGCTGCGGATGATTCCGCACCCTGAGAAGCTGGACTTCCTGTATCTGGATTCCTACGACGTGACCCCAGGCATTGAGTCGCCAACCCATCACCTCGCCGAACTGACGAGCATCTACCCTCGGCTGGCGTCTGGTTGCCTCATTGCTGTGGATGACTGCAAGATCAACGGCAACGGCAAAGACCGCTTCGTGAAGGCGTGGCTGAGCAGCCTCGGCGTTGAGCCGATTCAAGACTCCTATGTGACCGTGTGGCGCAAGCCGTAAGATAGGCGGACGCCGCGCTTGCGCGGCTCAAGCCTGCCGGTGGAGTCCTCCCATCGGCAGGCGACCAACTTGAGGACTGGAGGACACGTGGCAGCCAAGCAACCAATGCCAGACAAGTACGACGCGCTGGAAGGCTACGTCGCCGAGCTGCAGGTTGCGCTCAACGTCACCTACTGGAAGATCACCGTGGCGCGTGATGCGTCAGACGTAGAGGCGTGGGCTGACATCAACCCGCACGCACAGGCTGAGACCGCAGAGCTGCGCGTGAGCCACGACTTCTGGAAGCAAACGCCAGAACTTCAGCGCGAGGTGTTGACGCACGAGATGCTGCACGTCGTGACAGCCAGACTCGATCAGACCGTTGAGGCAATGGAGGAAGCGTTCGGCAAGATTGCGTGGGCTATCTATGACCCGCTCTACGAGGATGCAACCGAGCGCGTGGTGGATCACTTGGCAAAGGTGATCGCGCCTGGGCTGCCTCTGCCTGAGTTCCCGAAGGCGTGACCTTTCAGCGGCCGTGCCTTGACTGCGGCATCCTGACCCCGAACGGCAACAGATGCGCGATGCACAAGCGCGCTGCGACCTACAGATGGCAGCAGGGGAAGCCAAACCCATACCTTGACCCTGCGTGGAAGAAGCTCAGCAGCCAGATACGGAGCAAGCGTCCGTGGTGTGAGGTGTGCGGCAAGACCACGAACCTGACCGTTGACCACCTTGATCCGCTCAGCAAAGGCGGTCCGCTACTAGCACCAGAGCATCGGCTTCGGGTAGTATGCAGACCGTGCCACGGGAGGCTCACGAAGCACAAGTAGGAGGAACAATGTCTCGGATCGCTTGGTATTCCAACGCTTGCCACGTGCCGTCCGGCTACGGAATGCAGACGGCGCAGGTCGTGCACCAGATGGTGAAGGATGGACACGAGGTCGCAATTACTGCGAATCACGGCGCGCAAGTGATGATGAACTGCGCGCACGGACATCAAATCTTGCCCGAAGGCTTGATCCGCTATTCACTTGACGCTGCGCCTGAAAACATCAAGACGTGGATCGGCGATCAGCCTGGCTTCGGCGTTGTGTTGTTTGACCTGTGGCCGCTTATTGGCGTTGAGGGATTTAACGATCTGAACCTTGCGTGCTGGACGCCGATTGACCACGATCCAGTCCCGCCGCCGGTTGCGAGGTTTGCGTTCGAGGGGCGACATCACATCATTGCGATGAGTCGCTTCGGCGAGGATCGACTACTCAAGGCTGGAATCCCACGCGAAGAGTTGACATACATCCCGCACGGCATTGATACGGCGCTATTCAGCGACAAGGGTAAAAGCGCACGCTCATCAATGGGAATTCCAGAGGAGGCGTTCCTTGTGATTACCAATGCGGCAAACCGTGGTCGTATCCCAGTTCGCAAGGCATTTGGCGAGATGGCCGATGCGATGGCAACATTTATGCGCGATCGACCAGATGTCTACTGGATGATGCATACGGAGCCAAACGGACACAGCGAAGGCGTAAACATTCCGCGCTTGCTCGCAGCGGTCGGTATTGATCCGAAACGCGTTCGTTATCCGCATCCAGTTCATTTCCGCAATGGGATTCCTCAGGAGGCGATCGCCTCCATCTACTCAGCCGCTGACGTGCAGCTCCTCACCTCAATGGGTGAGGGCTTCGGCATACCAGCCATAGAAAGTCAGGCGTGCGGCACACCGGTCATCGTCTCCAATTTCACAGCACAGCCTGAACTTGTCGGGCCACACGGCAAGATTGTTCCAGTGCAGCGCGTATGGGACGAATTCCAGCAATCGTTCTTTGCCATCCCAAACGTTCCTGCAATTGTTACCGCATTGCAAGAAGTGTACGAAGAAACAAAGGCTGGCAAGGTTGACCGAGCAGCGGTCTCGGCCGCAATGGGTCAATACGAACAGACAAAGGTTTACAGCGAGTCCTGGAAGCCGTTGATTGAACTTATGACCGCACGTAAGCGCGTACCAGCTCAGCCAGTACCGCTAAACCGAGAGCAGCGCAGGGGAGCCAAGAAGGGCAAATAGCGGGGGGCAGTAAATATTCTGCGCGCACGAGGGGGTACGGAACCCAGCGCCGAGTGGCTTACACACGGGGTCAGGTTAGGCTAGGGGGGATTTATGTCAGGACCAGCACGAACGCCAAATGAAATAAAAGCAAAGCGCGGGACGCTGAAGCCGTCTCGTGCTGTTGTTGTTCAGCTCACAAATAGTTTGCCGCGTGCGTCCGAACTGGGCGTGCCGGACGGTTTGGGTCCGATCGCAACCGAGGCGTGGCACCGCATCGTGGAATACGCAGGCGCGTGGATCGCCGTATCCGACCGCGACGCGCTCACGCTGCTCGTCAAAGATATTGAGCATCTAGCCACGCTTGAGGCGCGGCTCTCCGTAGACGGTCCGATCCTCTACACCGACAAGGGCTATGCTTACGCACATCCCGCCGCAGGGATGAGGACAAGCACTGGGGAGAGTATTAGGAAATGGATGAATCACCTCGGACTGACTCCAGCCGACCGAGCCAAGCTAGGGATCGCAATGGTGGAGAGCCAGTCCAAGATCGACAAGTACCGCGATCGGATGCAACAGAAGGCTGGCCACCGCGCTGGCTGACGCCTGTCGCCTCGGCTGACCTGAGCCGTAGTTTGGGTGACATCGTTGCGGACTTCGCCGAGGACCTTGTACCCATTGCCAAAGACTCAATCGCTGGCGCCTCAGGTGAGCCGCTTCAGTTCAGGGTATGGCAGAGGCGCCTTTTGCGCCGGATGCTTGCTCGCCGCGAAGACGGCACCTTCACGCACCGCTTCTTCCTAACAGGCATTGCTCGTAAGAACGGCAAGACCGCACTCGCCTCTACCCTCCCACTCTTTTTCGGACTCTATGGCGATCGGGGTGGTGAAATCTACTCGGCTGCTGCCGACCGCGATCAGGCGAAGCTCGTGATGAGCCACGCACGCCGAGCGGTTGAGATGAGTCCAGAACTAGGCGATCAGATCAAACTCTTCCGAGATGCGATGGAGTTCAAGGGAACTGGAACCGTCTACAAAGCGTTGAGTTCGGAGGCATTTACGAAGGAAGGCTTGAGCGCCTCGTTGGTCATCGCCGACGAGTTGGCAGCGTGGCCGTCTCGTGAACTCTTTGACGTCCTCTCCCTGTCAATGGGCGCAAGGAAGTCGCCGCTCTTTGTGGCAATCACCACGGCTGGTCAGCGCATTGACTCGACTGGCTCAGACTCGATTGCCTACACGCTCTATCAGTTGGCGCGCCGCCGCATCGCTGGAGAGAACGACGACCCTACGCTTGGGATGGCGTGGTGGGAAGCCGCGAGCGACGCCTACAGTGACGAGACTCGCTGGAGCGAGGCGAACCCTGGGCTGCTCAGCGATCCCGCAATCCTCAGCATTGACGACCTGCAGTCTGCGAAGAAGCGCACGCCTGAATCAGAGTTTCGCACCA